CTCCGTGTGACTCACGTCATTCCGGAAGTCAGCTCTTCGAGTAATACGAAGGCTGGTGTCAGGTTTGCTATCGGCCGCGCTAACAGCGCTGCTCAAATGCGAACCTCTTATATCGACGTAAGTATTTCGTCCGCGAAGGACGGGACTACTGATGCCGATGTATCGGATCTCGGTGCTTACATCCGAAATTTCTTGACGGATGCTAACATCAAGACGTTGCTCATCGGTGGTTTCTAAGCCACAGATGGTCTTGATAGCGCTAACGACGGTTGTACTGTCGCACGCGCTGTCACTGAGTTCGGATAGCATCCTTGCGATCCGAATGATGGTAGGACTTTAAACAAATAAATTCCAAGCTGAGCTTGGGGAGGAATCGCTATAAATGCGTGACCATAACAGCCCGACAACGGCCATGCGCGGTATCACTACCGCGTTCTTAACCGATGTTTCTACCTTGACAGGTATCGACACCAGTAAGGACATTCGTCGTGTTAATGCACTTCTCGATCGGTCGGCTATCCTTAATTACCTTAATAAACACCACCTGGTGCTGTTAGGGTTCTTCAAGACTGGCCGCCTCGTAGCGAAGGACGTGAAGCATGATGGGATGTATCCTGTCTTCCTGCGTGAGCTCTGGGTCGGCTTGGCCGACGGAGATCCGCAATGTGCGTCACTTCTACGGCAAGCTACATGCTTGTTCCGTAAGTGGTCGGAAGATATTGTGCCTCCTGGACAATCCACAGAAGCGTTTAAGACTAGGATGTTGGCTAAAAACCGGCTACCTATTTCACTCGTCGATGAGATTGCCCTCGAGCTTCCAGCTCTAATAGGGGATATTGATTTAGACCCGAAGGAGCTGCTACTGCCTAAGATAACCTCAGGCGCTCGCGCAGAGCGCACACCGGTTCTGGTTCGTCTGGATCATATTCAGACGTGGAGCGAGAGTAAGTATGCTCATAGCGGATCCTCGGAACCGCTTAGCGTACTCTCACCGCAAATCAATCGATTGGTAGAAGTACCGAAAGATTGGACCAAGAATCGTTTGGTGTGCGCCGAGCCGTCTCCATCTATGAACTTGCAGCAATGCCTTAGAACATGGATTGAGGAACGCGTCTCCCGCTCGAAAGCCGGACGGTCGCATATATCGTTCGATGATCAAGGCTTTCAACACAAACGCCTCCGCGAGGATGGCGTTAGTACGATTGACCTTTCTGATGCTAGTGATTGGGTGACAGCACCTTTGATCTGGCGCTTTCTGAGAAAGTACCCGCGATTACGAGCGGCGCTGTTCGCAGCCCGCTCTCGCTCGACCCGCATCGGTGACGATGTGGTCGGCTTAAGGTGCTTTGGGACTATGGGTAACGCCACCACCTTTACGGTAATGACCTTGTTCCTCGCAGCGCTCTCACGAGTCTGCGAGTATGAGGTAGTTGCCAAGGGTCATGTTGTACGTCGTACGCGCGTCTTTGGAGACGACATCATCTGTGATGATGCCGTAGCCGGGGGCGTCCTGTGCCTGCTGGACCGTTGCGGTCTGAAGGTTAACAGAGCTAAGACGTATATTGCAGGGGCGTTTAAGGAGTCATGTGGTGTGGACATCTTTCGTGATGTCGACATAACTCCTGTATACATTAAGCGTATACACATCGCGCAACCGGCGGAGTACTCTCGCGTTGTGAGCCAGTCGAATGCCCTTCACAAGGCACTTCTATGGAACACCGCGAGAGCCCTCCTGTCCTTCTCAGGACTCCGGGATTGCCCAGTCAACACAAACTCCGAGGCTGCATTGTTCTCTTTCAGCGACGGTTGTGAAACCGTATGCCACGTGTGGCACGCTGACGAGCAACGATGGCTAACATGGATCGAAGACAGCTGTCTTCGAGCGGCCCGGCGACAACGTACAAGGAGACGAGATTCGAACCTCGATCTCCAATATGCGCTATGTTGGGGCAGTCGCGTTAGCGACAGGGTGACCAGGTAGGTCACCGCGGGGGGGGCTGGCTTCGGCCAGTTTATGCAGGGCAC